ATGCGGGAATACCTTTTGTCGGGGCGGCTCTGGCAGCGGGACAAATAGCGACAATGATGGCTATGATAGAAGCAGCGAGAATTAGCGCTCCCGGATTTAATTCAGGGGGGATCTATTTAGGGGGCACATCTTTTGGAGATAAAGGATTGGCGCGTCTGAATAAAGGGGAAATGATTTTGAATATGACCCAGCAATCTAATTTGTTTGATGCTATCAACTCTGGTAATTTGGGGAGTTCAAATAGGGTCCAAATAGAATTTGGGAAAGCCAAGGTGCTCGGACCGGATATTCTGCTCTCCATAAATAACACATTAAAAAAACAAGGAAAGAAACCATTATGAGCTACGGATTGATTTATACGATTCCTTTTGCAAGTCTCCGTAATAAATCTTGCATTATAGAAATAGAGAAAGAAGGGTATGTGGGGGCTCCTACTGAATTAGTGGGGGCTGGAAATCCATTTACTGTAGATATCGATGATGATGATTTCTTATACGTCCCGTCCAGGTTCAGTACGGCCAATATCCGGATAGTAGGTTCGGATTATTTGCAAAGTTTGTTTTCCACAGCTTATCAGCAATACCGTGTAACATTTAAGCGTGATGGCGTGGTAACGTGGTGTGGCTTTATCAAGCCGGAGTTGTACACACAAGATTATAGCAGTACTATATTCGAATTGGAACTTGAATGTGTCAGCGCCATGTCCGCTTTGGAGTATATCGATTATAAACCCAAAAACGGGACAGAAAGAGGGTTTGTAACTTTATGGGAATTATTAACCCGTTGTGTCTCTGAATCTCGAGGCTGTTATTCAAACGTATATATTCCACATGTTTACGCAAAGGATAAATCGAATTATACGGCTTGGACAAATGTTCTGAAGGACATGATGATAAGTGAACAGAATTTCTTTGATGAAGATGACAAGCCAATGAAACTAAAAGAGGTGCTTGAAGAGATATGCAAATTCCTCAATTGGACTTGTGTGGATTGGAGGGGTGAGCTTTACTTCGTAGATGTGGATCATGCAGGCGATTACTATAAGTATGCGTTGGACTTTTCCGCATATGCAACCGTGAGGGGATTTACTATCAACGTCCAAAAAGTTGGCTTTAGCGGCGATAATCATACGCTCGATATTTTGGGCGGTTATAATAAAGTAACAGTAAAAGACAGTAATTATCCGGTTGGGAATTTACTTCCGGAAGAGAGTTACGAAGATGCAAAAGTTCTTTCGTCACGTTTAAATACGAATAAAGATAGAAAATGTTACCGTCAGTTTCTTTATCCGAAAAACTGGAACATGTATCTGTATGATGGCGATACGGTTATCACCAATGACGATTTAGAGTTACGTGCTTATGATGCGCATAAACTTATAGGAGGAATACAGGAAAGGTACTGCAATTATAAAATAGTGGACGGTAAGCCGGATATTTCAGACTATTCGTTTACAAATGTTATACAAGCCAGGTGTTTGGGTGCTGTCGGTGACTTATCAATGATAGGCGGGCTGGAACTCTTAACAAAGATAATGGATTTTAAAGGTGCGTCCTCAGTGTACGAATCAGGGGCCTTTGCTGTATCTGGAAGCTATAAGACGATAGCGGATATGGATTTGATTCCTTGGGACAATAGCCGGGGCACGTACATGCCGTTGGCTGCTTGCCAATTACGGATCGGTAATAAATATTATGGCAGTACTAACGGATTGGCCCCATTCGCATGGTCTGCAAATCCCAATTATTTTTTTAGACTTCCCGCCTCCGAAGAGAATAACAAAGCCCGATTAGATTATGTATCCATTGAGAACCAAAAAACAATATATATGCCATATAAAGGTGTTTCAGGCGTAATAATCCCTATTGATACCCTATTATATGGCGAGCTTGAATTTACTCTTTACGCATCTAAAATACATAATGCTATTTTTATAAATGGATTCTTGTTAAAAGACTTTTCCTTTAAATATGGAAAGAGCACCGAGGCCGAAAAGACTACCGACAATACAGACCGTTATTATGAAAATGTCGTTAACGAAGACTACATTAACGAATTAGACGAAATCGAGTTTAAAATATCCAGTTACAACAATGATGGGGCATGCTATTCGAAAGTGATGATAGGAGAGGACTATCTTCGTGATAATTTGTATTCGGTACTGGTTGACAGGGCTATTCGTCCGGAGGAGCATTTAATCCAGCGTATAATCAATCGATATAGCACTACTCGTATCAAGCTAACACAAGAAATAGAAGAAACGATTGGTTTAACTCCTATTTCCAGACTGTCGGACAAATCTCTGGTTAATAAGATATTCATTAATGCCGGAGGAAGTATCGATTATAAGATGGAGCAGTTCCGGTGTATTATGATAGAGACATGAAAGACGTAAAGATTAAAACTACATCCATTCCTGCGAAACCCCGGTCAAAGAACTATCCGGCTGGGGCTGTTATCACCCGGACGGCTGGCGGCGTTACTGTTAACGGCGGAGGTGGTGGAGGTGCTTCGGTTGACATTGTAAAGGCTACCGATACAAAGTCGTTTACCGATAGCAACGTACTGTCATCGCTCCGAACGCTGTTAGAGATTCGTTCGCGTATCATTGCTTCATCGGATACCGCCACAGAGTTAACCGATGATAATACGCTTTCTTCGCTCCGCATTTTGAAGGAGATAGATGCAGCGATTAAAGAGGCTTTGAAGAAGATAGATGATCTTTATTTAAGCAAGGTAAAAGCGGATATAGCTAAAGAGCCTATCACTTTCCTGAAAGGGCTGTTTGTTGGTGATGGGCTTACATTTATCAACGAAAGTGGCGACACGGAATTGCAATCTTTAGTTGCCCGGATGAAAGTTAAAGCCGCTACATTGGAAGTAACCGGTTCGGCCAATGTTGGCACACTCCATTCGGAAGGGAATATTTCAACAGGCGCGGATATTTGGGCTAAAGGTGACACGCATACTTTAAATTTACTCGTTCAGGCACTTGCAAAAACATACGATCTGAATGTTGAGCACGTCGCAACCCTGTTTCAAACCATAGTCAAGGACTATATCAGTTCAGAAAGATTCATCCCCGGACTGATGGGTGAAGGGATGAAGCTATACAAGGCTATCAATGGGGATTGGAACCTTGAAATAGATAATGCCGTAGTCCGTAAGGCCATGACCATTTTTGAACTTATCATTTCGAAAGTTCGTGCGGTTAACGGCGGTCTGGTGATTTCATCCGCCAACGGGCGTGTCAAGTCCGTTTCGGAAACATCCGGTGATCCGGCTTACTATGTTTTAGGTATAGAGGGCGACATGATGTTTGTCACTGATGACTTGGTACGTTGTCAGGTCTACACATCCGGACACGTTAAATACTACTGGGTTCCGGTTGCCTCGGTGAATGATGATTCGATTCTTATACTTAAATCCGTATTTCCCAATGGTACAACTCCGGCCGTTGGTGATGATCTGATTCAAATGGGTAACCTCACGAATCCGAACAGACAGGGCATTTTGTATCTCACAGCTTCGGAAGATGGTAAACCGCGCATTTCTGTACTGGACGGGGTAAACTCCACGTCTTTGGCCGGAAAGAACAAAGTGATTTTGGGTTGTCTCGATGGCATGACGGATACAGACTTTCCGGCTGACCTCCAACCGTCCGGATACGGTCTGTATGCGATGAACTGTTTCCTGAAAGGTATTTTCATTCTGAGAAATGGAAAGAGCATCGAACAGGAGTTTAGTAATATTGCTACCGAGTTAGCGGCTATACCGGGAAAAATTGAACTATCCGTTAAAACTAAGGTAGAAAATTGGGGTATAGGTGCTAACAATTTGTATAGTTACACAAGTTCAACGCTTAATACTTTATATCCATCTCCTACTATTGAAAGGCAAATGTCTCTGCATGGTTTCTATTTGGTTGGTTCACAAGGTAATGGAGGAGCTATGCGGATACCTGATATTATCCCGCCTATCCCCGGTAAGTATACCGTTTCCGGATGGATTAAAGGTAGTCAAAATACCCCAGTTGGTTTTACTATTGATGTGTGTGATTCTGAAAACGTAATTGTTAAATCAACAGCAGATAACCAATGGAGTTATTTCAAGCATACATTTAACGTAACGAAAAACACAGAGGAACAAAAGGATGTATATAATTTTGTTGATATAGAAAGAATTGATTGGGCTTATATATGGGTGAAAGACTTTAAAGTAGAAGCAGGTGAAATTGCAACCGCATGGAGTCCCAATTTTCAGGATGCAGTTTATAAAGGCGCTGAATATACCAATAGTCAAATTAGTGTAGTCGAAGGTAAGATAACATCCACCGTTGAAAAGATAAATACCGTTGCTGGACGTGTTACCGGACTTGCTTCACGCGTCGAACAGACCGAAAAAAGTATCACGTCTGTTGTTGGTGATATTAGTGTTATTAATAGTACCACCAATAGGCATATATCAAAGCGAATAGATTTAAGAGGATGGGACAATAATAAGTTTTTCCCGTTGGTTATAAGTATTCCGGTTTACCACAAAACAAGGGTTGAAATAAGTAGACCTCTTAATGCGGGATACGGAAAACCTTCATACGGTACACATGATGGCGGTTTTTCTATGAACTTAACGTTTGAGATGTCCGGTTCGGGTTGGGGTTCGTTGCCAGCAGTAACCAATATCTTTGACTATACTAAAGCATGGACTTCTGCGGGTGCAAAGATAGTTGTTGATTTGGGACAAATAACTGAAACGTCTACGTGTAGAATGGGTATTAGGGGCGGTTCTATGTATGACGTAACCGTAGATGATACTATTGACCCAAACGTAATCAACGTTTATCAAACCGATTATCACGGTTCGTATAATACATCGTTCCCCGTTCGCACCGATGGAACTGAACCCGTCCGCACATACGGATACTATACCGAAATAAAGCAGACGCAGGAAAGCATAGCTTTAACTGCAAACAAAGTGGACGATCAAGGTAGGCGATTAAGTGCGGCTGAGTTAACTCTAAGTTCAGACCACGCAAAATTAAGCGTAGTAGAACAAACGGCAAATTCCGCCAATTCATTAGCAGGAACAGCGAACAGCAAAGCCAACACAGTAGACGGTCGTGTCACCGCCACCCAAAACGGCTTAGTCGAAACCGGAATCAACATCACGTCCCGCAAGATCGTTTTGAAGTCAGACAACGTTCTCTTTCAAAATA